AAAGCAACAATGCTTGTAAAAAAGGGTTACTACTATGCATCACCCTCAGACTCAAGGTATGAGGTAGAAAATGCAGATGACATCTCCAGAACTTTTTGGAGAGTAGATGCATTAACAGAAACCAATAACAGAAATTCAAAAGCACAAGACAAGTTAAAAGATTATCTTGTTGAGAACTATGATGAGATTGGTGAAGAACACGCAACTGAAATTGCAAACATCTTTGGTATTGATTTATCCAAGACAGTTGATGTTGAATTCAATGTAACTATCAAGGCAACAATTTCTATTCCAGTTAATGAAGATGTGTCTGATTTAAGTGTCTATGATTTTGACATTGAAATTACTTCAAATGAATCTAAGTATGAGATTGAAGATTCTGATGCAGACATTGATTCAATAGATGAAAGATACTAGATTTATCTAGTAGGTAGGTAAAAGTGCTGAGCATCACTATAAAATGCTCACTCCAGCTGCGCCCCCATTTAATAATTCTATTAGTCTTACGAGAGCATTAAGAAGACACCAAAATATCCCCCAAAAATGTCAGACCCTTGTGGTAGGATACAAAGTATCACCTACAAAAAAGGAAATAAATGATTGACTTAAAAGATCCTTTGCTTATTAAGTTAGCAGACGACATAGCAGGATTACACATAGATACTGGTATTGAATTAGAACAATGGGAAACTGCTTATGATTTTGTAAAGCATTTCTATAACACAGAAGAGTATGTTCAAATTATTATTAGAGAGAAGAAGTAATGACTTATTTAGTAGCAACAACAGAAGTTATTTATTCAGAAGAAGCATTAATTAAAATGATGTTAGCAACAGGTGAGTATGGTATTCATGGATACCCTATTAGTCATGAAGCAATGGTAGAGTTTGTTAAAGATCAAGAATGGCAAATAGAGCATAATTTATTCCTTGACAAATTTGATGTACCTTGCCAGATTTCTATCAAAGATGAAGACGGTACAGATTTATTCTTTGCCAAGAACAGAATGGAGATAGTGTAATGTATAACTACAATGTAGAGTTTGTATTAGAGGCAATGGTAATTATTACCCATGTTTCTTTTGATGAACCAGACTTATCTGATGAGTTTATTATTGAAGAAGCAAGACAGAACTTATTAACTAATTATAAGATTGACCCCGAAACTTTGTATCTACAAGATGTAATCGTACACGAGGTATAATGCTAAACCTATTGACAAATGACTGTAATTGTGATAGGTTAGATGATGAACTAATAGAGCAAGGTTGGACTTGCTATAACTGCTATGAACAAGGAAATGATTAAATGAAACTAAGAGGAATCTTTGAGGGAACTTTTGAATCAGTATGGAGTATGGAAGTACCCCAAGCAGAATGGGATTATTACTTAGAAATAAACTCAGACTTTGATGAGAATGATCGTGACGACATTCAAGAGATGTGGGAACATTTCAAGAGTATTGGTTGCTATGATGAGTGTGACGACACAGCAGATACTAGTGTAGTTATGACAGGTATAGAAACATACAACGTAGAAGTAGAGGTTAACTAATGAGCAAACAATACCATTGGGTAGTTGTGTACGATGAAGACTGGAAGTGCTTTATGGTAGATGCAGAGGGAGAAATCCTTGACCGTGACAAAATGCTTTACAACAAGGAATCAGGTAAATGGGAGTATCTAGAAGAAGATACAGAACAAGAGGCTGAGTATTACAGGCTGGAAGAAATTTTAGCTTATCAACTAACGAGACTTGACTTATCAGAGAAAGTGTAGTAGGATACGACTATGAAAACACTAGAAGGCGTTACAGTCACATACAAGGAAGTAATCCCTACCTCAAAACAAATGGCAGAGTTTTATGTATGGCAGGAGGGTGCAGAGAGTTATGCAACTATCACATACCTTGACCGCACAGTTGAGGTAGAGCGTAATGGAGAGATGTATCTATCTATCCCTGATGTAAGTAAAAATGGTCTGTCTGAACACTATCAAAACATTGTTAGGTACTCTGATGATCTAGAGGCAGAGGGTATCAAAGATGACATACAACTAACACAGTTTATTAAAACTATTAGCAATAGTGGTTATCAGGTTTATCACATGAATCCGTGGTGGGAAACATTGCCGCATAACGATCACGACATGGGCGATGTCTACGACACATTCTACGAGGCAGTAGAGGGCGGAATAGAATACATAATGGAAGAAAGTAATTGGGAGGACTAATGGAAGAATCTGTTAATAGATTTATTAAACATACAATAGTAAATTTGCAAGGGGCTTTAGATAAAGACAATAATGAACTAACTCTAGCAGTCTTAACAAACTTAGCAAATGTGATAGAATCCTATGTGGAGGCGATGCAAGATGAACTTGAACTCGTATAAGGCTTTTGACTTTGTTATCCCCAATTGTTTAGAGCCTGGGGATGTCATAGAATGGGGAGAAGAGATTTACACAGTTAAGAAATTTGATCTACTATCTGATGGTTTTATTATATATGCAGTAGATGAAATGGAAGAAGATGTAGAACTGCTAATACCAGATAACATAGTACTATCATTAATGGAAGAACAATAGATTTGACAATCCCGTCAAAAAATGGTAAGATAATTACAAGGAAATCCTTAAGGAGAAAAATGACAAACAAGCAATTAGAAAAGGCTCGTAAGACTCACTACACTTATTTAGAAAAGTGGGGCAACACAGACCGTGTTGTAATCCGTGATGGTCTTGGACATTTTGTAGACAATGTTAATCTTAGCAGTCTAAGACGTGCTAAGCCAGTAAAGTCCCGTTAGTATGACGTGAGGGGGCAGGGATAGTCCTTGCCCCTTTTTGTCAGACCTCAATGCTAGAATGGGAACACTATGGGAAAATCATCAAACGAAAAAGTAGCAGATAAAATTGTTGCACTTTTAGCAGACGGTAGAATCAGTCAGGCAGATTGGCGACTTTGGATACCAAGAAGAATAACAGACCACAACAAAATGATAATTGCAAATGCTAAAAACTTTGCAGACGGAATAAATGAGGTAATTGAAAATGAACAAATTGGAATTAGCAAAGAACTCTTATTCGACTACCAGACAGGAAAACAAAATGGACAATAGAACTAAAGCAGAAATTCTTGTGCAATTTACTCAAGACAATTTCAATGATGAAATGTATGAAGATTTCTTTGACTATAATGATTTAGGGATTCCTTTATCTATTGCTGTTATGCAAGAGATGGTTATTCTGACAGACAAGGGTGAAGAATTATTACAAGAAACTTGGAAAGAATTGTGTGAAGTATTTGGTGCAGACCCAAATGGTGAGTATGAAAATATTGATGATGTGACAGGTGTATAAGACATGGTAAAAAGAACAGCCCTAGCAGGAATATTTTTATCTCCAATAATAATGGGACTAACAATATTTCTATTTAAAACAATCACATAATTTTTTGGGGGAAAGCTATGATTATAATATTAGCATCTATAGCAATTGTTCTTCTTCTTAGTATTCCTATTGGCATTCTACTTATCTATGGTCTTGCACTAAAAGTTGCTTATGATATTAGAAAAAGAAGTTTGCTAGAAAGATATCTTTGTGTTGTTTATGATATTAGAAAATCAAAGCGTTAAGGGGGCGCGGGCAAAATGAATATAGCACACTATTAAGAAAAAGTCAAATTTCCCCTGGAATATTTACACATTTTATATATTTGAAAAAATCAAGGAAAGAAGGTATAATAGAGATATGACTATTGTTATTGCACTTATAGATAATGGTATTATATATATGGGATCAGATAGAGGTATGTCAGATGAATATTCTATATCTTCTCCTATTACCCCGAAAATAAAAAAGAATGGTCAGTTCTTAATTGGCTATGCCTCCTCTCGTGGAGCTGGACAGGTTGCCCACTACATTGATTTTCCAAATGTATTAAAAAAAGATGTAGATAAATATATGAGAACTGATTTTATATTTACATTGAAAAAAGGTATAGAACCATTTGGATTAGATATATCAGATGATGACAAGGCAGCTGCAGATTTTTTAGTGGGGGTACATGGAAGACTCTTTAATATATCTACTAATGACTGGCAAGTAAATGAATATGATAATTATACAGCTATTGGATCTGGTAATAGTTATGCAATAGGATCTCTTGATACTTCTTATACCTGGAAAGATCCTATTAAGAAAATAAAGACAGCATTAGATATAGCTATTAAAAATTCTCCACAATGTAATTATCCAATTGATATTTTAAATTCATAAAGTTATTACGAAGGAATCAAAAATGCCCTGGACTTTTTTCGGGGGATATAAAATTATACACATTACTACCTATATAAGAATATATAAAAAACTATTACGAATGGATCAAAATACTCTGGAATATATATAAAATCTATCAAAATGTATATAGAATATGGCAAAATAAAACCAGGCATATCTATTAAAAAAGGATTATGATTAAGATTATATATGTGCACTCACCCAATTACATCCATATCCCTCCATTTCTATCCATTATCAATTTATATATATCATAGAAGATAGCCAGATAAGCTATATTATAGTATTTAAAAGCCCATAGAAGCATTCTAAGACACTTTCTTCTGGTTTATATGTTCATATGCGAAGCATCAAGAATATGTCTTTATATGTATATAGTTAGATTAGTTTACTAAGTTATATTGTTTATATAGGTAATGATCATCATATTTATTCATCCCCGAATTTTTACCTTGCTTGCCATTTTGCATAGAATTTAATATAGGCTATTGCATATAAAATACCTAAAACTGTAAATTCATATTCCTTCGAGTTAAAAGAATATGTAATCCAAATACCTGCTGCAATTGGTCCAAGTAAACGAATGAAAGCATATATAACCCAAATGACTTCATTAAGTAATAACATAGGTAATTCTTTTAAGTTTCTCATTCCATTAAAATATAGCCACTTTAATAAAGGGAATAATATATAATTAAGAATCACACCAGCCACCACAATAAAAGCTAATACCCAAGACCAATACCCTAAAGGAGTAGTGCTTGTATCTCTAATAAAGGCTAATAGCCAAGACCAATATTCTGTAATATTCATATTTATATCTTTAATAAAGTCTACAAACAAAAACCAATATTCTGCTATCTTATTCATTCAAAGTCCAATTGATTATCTATCCCATTATAAGGATCTGTCCAAATTACCATTTCATCATCTCTACTACCGCAAATAGAGCAAGTTACTTGCCCATCTAAATCTACTATAAAATCACAATCATGCATAATTAAGACTACCATATAATGTTGCTTGTGTCAAGCATATGTATACTATTTCCGCCCGATTTTTTGCGAATTTTTATTTAACGTAATCACTACCTATAGATTCTATATATGCTTTTTTTTTCTTTTTATCCCAAGAATATCTTATTACATTTACATAGCAATTTAATGCCACGAATGTTAGGATTAGCATTTCTGCTACTGAGTGTGATAATTTCAAACTGATTCCCTAAATGATATTCCACATTTGCATTTTCCATCAATGCCATCTCCCACTCTAAACGAGCAGGTGTGTTTAAATTTGGATATTAGCTTATATGTATAGAACAAGCCATAGTAGTATGCATTGTTTATTTTATTAATCACTTTCATTTCTTTCCTTCCAAAAAGAGCGTCTGCCTCCGAATAATCAGTATAGCACTATTTAGATCTTTTTGCAAGTAGGGAGTCAAGGTCTTTTTCCTTTGTTCCCCCATCATATTCCCAGGCATACCCATCATTAATCATCTTTTCATTAAGAGATGTGTCATCATCATTAATAAATAGCCATCCTAAAATACGACCATACTTTTCAGAGCTATCTGGCTTTTCTGTTTGAATAATAACATCTTCAGCACCATCTAATAAATTCTTTAGATACTCTTTAGATTCTAATCCAAGTGCCTTTTCTTTAAGATCAGTTGTTCTAGACTCAGGGGTATCAATACCAGCAAGCCTTACCCTCTGTGTATACGAAACATTAAAGCCAAGATCAATGTCAACATCAATAGTGTCACCATCAACTACCCTCAATACTTTCTTTACTCGGTATTCATACATAGTAGTTCTATTATATATCTAATTTTTTCCCCCATGGTTTTCTTTGATATGTCCTAGCTTTATGACAATTTGCACAAACCACATCACACTTGGCAACTTCTTCCCAAGCCTTGGGAATACCCAATGTTTTCATAACATTGTAAACTGCAGCAATTTTTTCAAACTCTGGCTTATGATCAAACTCTAATATGTAATGTGGGAATCTACCCTTACAATCAAAGCATCCTTTTTCTTCCTTATATTCATGAAATGCAAGCATTGCTTTTTCTCTTTGATTCACAGATCTAGCAGCTGACTTTTCTTTTTGCCCCTCACCAAGATGGTGGGAGATAGTTCCTTTAGAACAATTAAGCTCTTTCTTGATTTCATTATAGGTTTTCCCTTGTTCCCTTAAGGCAATCATTTTCTCTTTTAATGTTTCCACGTCCCCAATAAGAGATTCGAACTCCTGACCTAACGGGTAGAAACCGTTTGCTCTGTCCACTGAGCTAATTAGGGATAAGTCAGTTTGCCATGCCATTTAACATGTGGGAGTATATGCAACTGACAAACATATACTGCTATAGCCCCCACCTACCAATGTTGTAGTAGGTAGGCAGGGACACTGCTTTGCTGGGCTACCAGAACTCGAATCTGGAATCAACGGTTAACAGCCGTTCGTTATGCCAATTTAACTATAGCCCAATGGTTTCTATACTTCTATTCCAAGTTCTAATCCTATGACAATTTGCACAAACTACTTCACACTTAGCAACTTCAACCAGAGCCCTAGCCCAGGAGTAGGTTGCAATAATTTGAGTAGGACTACCAAGTTTTTCAAATTCTGGGAGATGATCAAAATCTAGCATAAAGTGTGGATACTTTTCTTTACAGTCTACACATCCAGACAATTCTTTCAAATCCCATAATTCTCTTTTTTTTATTGTTCTACTTCTATTTGTCCTAGCATAATACTTTTCTTTTTGCCCTTCTCCAAGATGAAAAGAAATAGTTCCTTTAGAGCAACCTAATATTTTTTGTATTTCTGTATAGCTTTTACCTTGATCCCGCAATTTTATAATATTATCTTTATGTTTTGTCATAGTTCAATTATAGCATAAAAATTGAACATTTAAAACTTTTAACGGTTCTTTGCATATCCAGTTTTTTTCTTATTCATTGATCCAGGAGTGTTATATCCACCTTTTTGTGGAACACGACTCTTACGAATTTCTAAAGCCTTTGCAACTTTATCATGGTGTTTTCCCATTACTTTTCTTTCTTTGCTGATTGATCATAAGTATTGTTTTGTGTAAGAACTTTAATCTGCTCATCTTTTTCCTGAAGTGCTTCGTGTGCCTGTACTTTTAGTATAGCCATTTGAGTTTCATACTGAGTAGTAATTTGACCAATACGGTTTTGCAATTCTTGAACTACAAGCTCTAGTGTATTTGACATTACATTAATCCCTTTCTAAGGATGGATTCTTTTTCTTTTTCCTTTTTTTCTTGCTTTTCTATATAATTCTTAAAATCATTATATGCAATAAGATTTAAGATAAAGGTTGATAGCAATATAATCTCAATCATTTTCTGGGAACACTCTCTTTAAAAAAGCAAACTTAGGTTTTGCACCAATAATACGATCTACTTCTTTACCATCTTTTAAAATAATATAAGTAGGAACTGATTGAATATTATATTGTTCAACCATGTCTTTGTCAATATCAATATCAATTCTTGTAATAGCTAGATCAGAATATTCTTTTTCTACCTCGTCAAGAATTGGATTCATCAACTTACAAGGACCACACCAAGTAGCCCAGAAATCAATTATTTCTGTTTTCACTTTTTATCCTTTGTATACTTCCAAGATGCCATACTGAAGTTAGGCTTGAGTTCTTTTTCAATGCCTTCTGCAATATCTTTTGCCTCTTCTTCACTTTTTACATTATAAAAAAATGATCGTCTTGAGCCACTGGGTTCTTCAATAATAACTTTTAATTTATCCATATCTAGATTTTACACCATATCTCTTGTTTTGTCAAGTTTAAGTGAGCAGTTTAATGTCTGTACTCAGGACATCTAATTAAATTAGTAATTTATTCCATCTTCTAGAACAATTTCAGCTTGAGGTGGAACTGGAACTGGAACTATCATAGATGCTTCTCTTGCAAATACAACTCTTGTTGACCATATCTTCTCTAATCTAACTTTTCTTCCTGGTCTTGGTGAATGAAGAATCGTGTTGTTACCAACGTAGATTCCAACATGATGGGCATATCCATTTCTATATACAAAGAATACTAAGTCACCCTCTTGTGCTTCATCCCTTGAAATAGTGGTCATACTTTTAAGCTGCTGATCAGCAGTTCTTGGGACTTCTATTCCATTTTTATTATAAACATATTGTATAAATCCAGAGCAGTCAAAGCATCTAGCACTTTCTCCGCCCCAACAGTAAGGTACGCCAAAATAATCTTTGCCCGTATCTACTATCTCTTTACCAATAGGTTCTCTTCTAAAAGAACGAGAAGCAACGACTCTACTTCTCTCAATAAGATATGAATCTACTTGATGTTCTTTTGTTAGTGTTAATTTATATTCTTGCGGTGCATTAGCACTGGTCTGACTGTGGCTTGTTGGTAGGGATGCAATTGCAAGAACCGCAACAAGGGCAATCGGAACCAAGGTTCTGATACGCATTGTTCAATCATAGCACAGAATTACAGTAAAAGCAAGTTTTTATTATAACAAAATGATAAATAGTTTTATTAAATACAAAAGCCCCTATTTCTAGGGGCAATTGCTATTTCTTAACTTTTTTTACTTTTTTTACTTTTTTTACTTTTTTTTTTACTACAGGAGCAACAACTTTTGCCTTTGCTTTTTTAGCAATAGATGCTGGCTTTGTACCAATTAGTGCTGATGGATCTAAGTCCTTACCTGCACTCCATCTAATATTATTTCTCATTTCAAAATGAAGATGAGGACCAGAAGAGTTTCCTGTATTACCAGACTCTGCGATATGCTGTCCTTCTTTTACAACGTCTCCAGCCTTAACTAAAGTCTTTGAAAGGTGTGCATAGATTACCCAGCCACCTGGAACTTTTTGGACTAACTGTGTGCCATAAGCTTTTCCCCAGTTAGCAGCTTCAATTTTTCCATCAGCAACAGCAATAATGTCCGTTCCTACTTTACAGGCATAGTCTACTCCTGTGTGATATCCTTTGCTCCACATCTTGCCAAGCTTTTTGTAAGGTGTTGTAACCTTTCCGTTTTTAATTGGTGAACCCATTTAAATCATTTCCTTTTCCTATAAAATAAGGGAGCCCTGGGAAGGACTCCCTTACTATATTATAGCCTACTTACTTTTATGCTTTTTTATCTACAGAACTGAATGCTGCGTTAATTTCATTAGAACTTAACTTGCCATCATCAAGAAAAGCTCTAGCAAGCTTTTCAATAACAGTAGCGACACCAAGAGTACCTGCCATTATAACGGCTGTAATCGTGTCAATTCCAACTAAGGAACCTGCACCAATAATTGATAAACCAGATGCTGCAAATACTGCAACAATTCTAAAGAATATATTCCATAGATTTGTTACTGCTTTGGAACCAATTACTTCTTCTCCAGTCTCTTCATCAATTACTGTTATATCTACATTATTTTTTGTCATTTTCTTCTCCCTCCTTTTGTTCTCTAAAATTCATTGAAAACAACCATACAAAAATTGCCCAAACTATTGCCCAAGCTACTATAGTTTTTGCACTGCCATCTAGCACTACCCAAGCTATAAACATACCAAGAAGTGTAAATGTTTGATTCAATGTTTCACGAATTTTGTCTTTTATCCATTTTTTCATTATCTTATCCTCCCTATTACGCTAGATGTTGATAGTATTTGTGCAGCAATAATAGATGCAACAACTACTATTTGTGATTCCTCACGTTTTTCTGGTGTCATATCTGCACCAACATTTGCTAAAGCAGTAAGAGCCTTGCCAGGATCTGTAAATACAGCACCTAAAATCTCTGAGGGATTCTCAAACATTTCAAGAGCATCTGCTACTTCAGCAAACAAAATTACGCCATTTTCCAAAGCCACTGGTTGGTCATCTGGCAAGTCCTCATAATCAAGACCAAGTTCATTAATTAATTCAGTAGATATAGCATTACCATCTGCTTGTTCTAAGATAACATCTACAAGCAATTCTTTTTCATCTTCCGTGAAAAATGCATCTTCAATTAAAGATTCTAAAAGTCCAAGCACTTCATCTTCAGAAATAAAACCATCATTTAAGAAGCTATCAATTAATAGTTCCGTCTCAGCATCTGAGATAGTGCCGCTATCAGTAAAGGCTTCAATAAATGTATTTATCTCTTCATTAGTTATTTCTATGATATTATTATCAGATGGAAGATCAATGGATGGAAGATCTAAATCAGGAGATGGACTCTCGTCTGGAATTGGAATTAATGATTCTGGAAATGAAATCTCTGGCTCAAGAATTGGGTCTGGAATTAGCTCAGGTTCTACAAGGGGCAACGGAAATTCTGAGGGAACTATATCAGAGGGGGTTGAGATAGGTGAAGGAGTTTCTGAAGGCTGCACAAAAGTTTCTGATGGCGTTGGGCTTGGCTCTGATGGCTGCGGTGACGGTTCTATTGTTGGTTCTGGCGATTGTGGTTTCTGTGGCTCAAGGCTGGCAATGGGGGTAGGTTCAACTTCAATGGGAGTTCCACCATTAACATCAAAAGCTGCTTCTATAAAAACTACTGGCTCTGCCTGTGCATACCTAATTCCCCTTCTTGCATCTGCTGGAAGATCTGTGGTTGCAACAATCTCTCCATGCCATCCACCATTTGAAAATTTAGCAACAACCAATCTCATTTGAGTTAATGGACCAGTAAATTGTGGAAAGGGTCTAACAGACCACTCTATACAAAATGAATTTTCATTATATCCATACGAGGTGTAGGCTCCTTCTCCAAAAGAAACCCAATCTTTTCCAGCTATTGATATGGATGGTGTTTGTGGATAGTCCCAATAAGTTCCATCTGCTTGTCCAAATGTAACAGTTGCATTAGTGCTATAAAAGATTTGATTATATTCTGTACTACCCAAAGTTAAACTAAAAGGAAGAGTCATTGGAAAAGATCCATCATCATCTCCAGTAACTGTGGACATATTACAAACTAGCGGGGTGTCTGCCTGGGTTATCGGGGATGCTAAAAACATCGTACCAATTAAAAATACTGGAATTAATAGTAGGTAGGAAAAGATTTTTTTCACTTTATTGCATAGACTCCTCGTTAGACGCATCTAACAAATCTATTATATCATTGCTAATAAACTAATTAATGTTTGTTTCGGGAATAAAATCAGAGGAGGCATTTGCTGGTGGAATGTATGAAAAAAATAATGCTATTGAAAATATAGAGGCTAATAACTTTTTGTGCATCTAATTAGTTTATCATAAATAGATAAGCACTATAAAATCCTTATATTCCAACCTTCATTGTTTTGTAATGATCAACTAATACAGTAGGATCAGCAAATATTTTATATCCATTTTTTCTTGCTTTGACACACCAAGAAAAATCTTCTCCATATGGAAGCTTAACTACTTTTTCGCCATCTGTAAGTTCAAAATATTCTGTATCAAACCAAGGTCTTTCCATACTTTCAAAGACTCCAGATTTTACACAAATAAAACCAAATCCTGCTGACTCTATTTCAAATATACCTTTTGAAAAGTTTTTAATGTTTGTAATGGTTGTAGGATGTTCGTCATTTCCAATACCCTTAATCATTGCAAGTCCTTTATTATTGAAATAGATTCCTGAAATTATATCTTTCTTAGAGATGTAAAGATCTATAAAATCTTTTGGAGTCCAACCAATATCTGAATCAATCCAAAACATTTTGTCATATGTAAATTCTCCTGCTCCAGGCAAACTACTAAAAGCATTAAGGTTAAGAGAATTTGAAGCAGTGGCTTCTCTTGCCATAGCAACTTGAGAAGAGTACTCGCTTAAAAATTTATAAGTAATTCCTTCGTCATTTAACACATTGATAGTATCAATTAAACTTTTAACATAATTTGCATCCATGGAATGTCCAGGAGTACAAATTAAAACATTATAGTGTTCCATTCTACCTTCTTAGTCCGTGGATAGTTTTACGACTTATCCAGGTCGTTTCCCATCCCAAGGAAATCTATATTTCTCTAGGAGGAATTCTTCTATTTTCAACGGCAATAAGCTGACCTCTATGTTCTGCTTTTATATCTTTTCTTACCCAAGTCATTCCATATGTGTGATCAAGGTTTTCTAATCCAACTCTTACTTTTAATCTTTCAGCCATTGACTGAAATGTTGGGTCATCACTTAAGTTTAAATAATCATTGTGATACCACGGAAGGTCATAAAATGCTGGGGAGTTTACCAAGAGCATTCCTGCGGTATTCCAGTGTTCTTCAATTCTTGGATTATCAGAAACAGCCTTGCCTCTTAATCCATATGCTGGAACATCTGCACTAACAATTGGATGATCTACTTCAAACAATTTCTCAATAAGCTCTGCAGTTAATATAATATCTGAGTCAACATATAAAATTGCATCATAGTTTACAACTCCAATATTTTCTTCTGTGCAATCTTCTCCCCAATGATGTCCA